CTGGGTGACTGACGGATTCGGCACGAAGGTATTCACGACCGCGCCGAAACTGGAACAGGCCGAGATCATCTATAACAACATCTGGGTGATGACTCAGCTCGACCCGGAATGGCAGGAGAAGAACAGGCGGTCAAAGGAGAAGGACGTCCACAAGAAGAAACTGAACGACGACTCCGACATGGAGCGGCACCGGCAGACGGATTTGTATATCCCGGCGACGAACAGCACGGTCAAGAAGATCGCCTTCGCCGCGAAACGGTCTGACGGCTTCAATCCGTCCATGTGCATCTGCGACGAGATCGCCGCGTGGGAAGGCGACAAGGGCCTGAAGCAGTATGAAGTCCTTAAAAGCGGCATGGGCGCTCGACCGGAGCCGCTTCTCTTGTCTTGCTCGACTTCAGGCTACCAGAACGACGGTATCTATGACGAAATCCTGAAAAGGTCGACCCGGTTCCTTCTGGGCGACTCGAAGGAATCCCGCCTCCTGCCCGTCCTTTACATGATCGACGACATCGAGAAGTGGAACGACATTAACGAGCTGAGGAAGTCGAACCCGAACCTCGGCGTCTCCGTCTCCGTGGATTACCTTCTCGAAGAAATCGCCGTAGCTGAGGGGTCGCTCAGTAAAAAGGCCGAGTTCATCACGAAATACTGCAACCTGAAACAGAACAGCAGTATGGCGTGGCTCCCGGCTAACGTCGTGGAGAAGGCTTGCGGGAAGCCGCTGAAGCTTGAAGACTTCGCGAAGCATTACGCGGTCATCGGGATCGACCTTTCCCAGACGACCGACTTGACGGCGGCTGTCTTGCTGATTGAGAAGAGCGGAGAGCTGTATGTCTTCGCTCACTTCTGGCTTCCTGCCGCGAGGATCGAGGAGGCGACGCAAAGGGACGGCTTGCCGTATCAGATTTATGTCCAGCGGGGCTTTCTGAGCCTATCCGGGGACAACTTCGTCGACTATCACGATTGTTTTTCGTGGTGCTTCGACATGGTGAGAAGGTATAAAATCTACCCGCAAATAATAGGGTATGACCGTTATTCCGCCCAGTATTTGGTCAAGGATTTAGAAGGGGCGGGATTTAAGACTGACGACGTGTATCAGGGGGACAACCTCTGGGGCGTCATTCAGGAAACAGAAGGCATATTGAAAGACGGAAAGATGCACATCGGGGACAACGATCTCCTGAAGGTGCATCTTTTAAATTCTGCCGTCAAGATGTCGGTCGAAAGAGGCCGGGGGAAGCTTGTGAAGATTGCCCCGATGGATCACATCGACGGCACGGCGGCGTTGCTTGACGCGATGACCGTCAGGCAGAAACACTATGAGACCTTGGGGAAGCGTCTCATGAATGAGGGGAAATAGGATGAGCCTATTTGACAAAATCTTTAAGAAAGACCGCGAGTCGGAAAAGGTGCTCCAGAAGTACACCGTTTTCACGGAGCTGAACGGCTACCGGCCCGTCTTCCATTCATGGGGCGGGCAGATTTACGAGAGTGAATTAGTCCGGGCGGCGATTGACGCGAGGGCAAGACATATCTCCAAACTGGAGCCGCTTTTCTACGGGAGCGCGAGGCCGTCACTCATCAACAAGATGAAACACGCGCCGAACGAGTGGCAGACGTGGAGCCAGTTCTTCTATAGAGCCTCTACGATCCTTGACGTGAAAAATACGTGCATTTTTGTGCCGGTATTCGACGCGGACATGATCGTGACGGGCTATTATCCAGTCCTTCCGCACCGGTGCGAAATCGTGGAATACAACAAAGAGCCGTGGATTCGGTACAAGTTCGGGAGTGGTGAAGAGGCGGCGGTAGAGCTGAGGCTTTGCGCGATCCTGACGAAGTACCAGTATAAGCATGACTTCTTCGGGGAAGACAACAAGGCCATGCATCCGACCATTGAACTGCTGGACTACAACCGGCAGGGCATTAACGAGGCGGTGAAAAATTCGGGCGCGTGGAACTTTATGGCACAGGCGGACAACTACACCGACCCGGACGATCTGGAACTGGAGCGGAAGAGATTCGCGAAGAAGAACCTCGCGAGGGATGCCGAGAACGACGGATTCATCCTATTCCCGAACGTTTACAAGAATGTCCAGCAGATTAAGTCGGCCCAGTACACACTGGACGCGGAACAGATGGAGCGAATCCAGAAGAACGTCTACGACTACTTCGGCGTAAATGAGAAGGTCATGCAGAACGCGGCGAACGGCGACGAGCTGGACGCCTTTTTTAATGGCTGTGTTGAGCCGTTTGCGATCCAGATCTCCGAAGCACTGACGCGGGCCATGTTCTCGCTGAGAGAGAGGTCGAACGGTGCGAAGTTCTTCGCGTCGTCGAATCGTCTCCAGTACATGAGTACCAGCGCGAAGGTCGGAATGGCGCAACAGCTTCTCGACCGCGGCGTTATGACGATTAACGAGGCGAGAGCGCTGTTCAACTTTGCACCGGTTCCGAACGGTGACATCCGAACAATAAGGGGCGAATTTAAAAACGCTGACGCATTAACGACGATAAACGACGAGACCGTCGTGACAGTGGAAGAACCGGTCGAAGAACCGGAACAGGAGGAAGAAGAAAATGCCGGTGAAGAATGACAGAGAATACAGAAGCATGACAATGGCAGCGGTCGAAGGAGAAGAATACAAGGTCTCCGGGTACGCGACGACGTTCGACGATCCGTATGTACTTTACGAAGACAATGACCTGATTTTCCGGGAGATCATCGACCATGACGCCCTGAGAGATGCAGACCTTTCGGACGTCATCATGCAATACGACCACGAGGGAAGGGTCTTCGCCCGGACTTCTAACAACACATTGACCGTCGGGCCAGACGCCCACGGTCTCGCAATGAGCGCGAATCTTGGCGGAACGTCCATAGGCCGTGGACTTTTCGAAGAGATAAAGGGCGGGTACACGACCAAAATGTCGTGGGGCTTTTCCGTGAATAAGGAAAGAGATGAATGGAAATCCGAGACAGCACCGGATGGGCGCACGTTGGAGACCAGAATCATCAAATCCGTGCGGAAGGTCTACGACGTCTCGGCGGTCTCCCTGCCCGCGAATGATGCGACAGAAATCTCAGCGCGCAACCTTGCCGACGGAGTGATCGAGCGAGTGAAAGCGGAGCGACTTGAAGCGCTGAGAATCGAGGAGCGCAGAAACGCATTGAAGGAGTGGTTCAAATGACCAGAGAAGAAATCATGGAGCTTGACCTTGACGGAATCGAAGCCCGAAAAGCTGAGATGAAGGCCGAGTTCGAACAGGCGGCGAAAGACGACACTGCCGCTCTCGATGCTTTCGAGGCCGAGAAGGCCCTCATCGAGGAAAGAGTCGCACAGATCCACGCTGAAATCGAACGGCGAAAAGCTGACATGGCTGCCGTTCTTGGCGGAAAAGGAAAAACCATCGAAAAACCCACGGAGGAAAGAACCATGACCAACATGGAAGTCAGAAACACCAAAGAGTATATCGACGCATTCGCGAAGTACGTCCGCACAGGTTCCGACAAGGAATGCCGCGCCCTGCTGACCGAAAACGTCAATGGGACGATCCCGGTTCCCGAATTCGTCTATGGCATCGTTGCCGAACGTGTAAAGGCCAGCCCGATCCTGTCCCGCGTCCGCCGCATGGAAGCGAAGGGCAACGTCAAGGTCGGCTTTGAAATCTCCGCCCCTGCCGCCGCCATGCATGAAGAGAACGGCGAAGCAGTCGAAGAAGAAGCCCTGACCCTCGGCATCGTCAAACTTGTGGCGAATACCGCGAAGAAGTGGGTGCAGTTCTCCGACGAAGTTGTGGACAACAGTGAAGCCTTCCTTCGCTACATCTACGACGAAATCACTCGCGGCATTATCAAGGCTCGTGAGAAGGCCGTCATCGACGCGATCCTTCAGGCCCCGCAGACCGCAACTTCTTCCGCTCCCGCTGTAGCGAAGACCGGAGCCGCCCCCGGCGCGATCACCGACTTCGTGAACGCCCGTGCCCTGCTGTCTGGAGCCGCCGAAGACCTCGTGATCATCGTCAGCCCCGCCCTGTATGCACAGTACAGAGGTTATCAGATGGCGGCGCCTTATGCTGTCGACCCGTTCGACGGTCGCGAAGTCATCATCTCCGAGTTCGCAACGGCTCCCATCATTGGCGACCTTGCCGGTGTTCTGGAGAACCTGCCGAATGGCGACGAGATCGAGTTTAAGTATGACGACAAGACCCTCATGACCTCCGACATGGTGAAGCTCCTCGGTCGCCTGCCGGTCGCGACTGCCGTCGTCGGCAACCTGTTCTTCGCGAAGGTCTCCGCTTGAGAATCAAGCTTCTGAGGGATTCGCGAGTCACCGTGAAAGCCGGGGAGGCCGTAGAAGTCTCCCCGGAGGAGGCTTGCTTCCTGATTGGCGTCGGTTCTGCGGTTAAGGAGGAGGAACCGAAGAAACCGACGAAAGAGGAGCCGAAGAAACCGGCGAAAAAGAAGAAATAACGGAGGCACTACATGAACGAGATAATGGACGCGGTCAGGCTCGCTTTGAGAATATCCACAACGGCCTTCGACTCTGAGCTTGGCGACCTTATCGAGGCCGCGCTGGCTGACTTGAAGATCGCGGGTGTGGCGAATAATGACACGGTAGATCCTCTCGTTCGCCGTGCTGTTATTACTTACTGCCGTATGAATTTCGGACAGCCTGAAGACTACGACAGGCTGAAAAGGTCATACGACGAACAAAAGGCACAGATGAGCATGGCCACGGGGTACACGACATGGACAGAAGCATAGTTTTCCACCTTCTGACCGCTACTCAGTGGCAGGACGATTTGAAGCAGTGGAAGACGACCGTGAGGAAAAGGGCAGTTTTCGGACAGCTCTCCTCCGTTACGGCTAACGAGTTCTTCGCGGGCGGTCAGAATGGATTCTCGCCAGAATTTCGGATCGTTATGTTCGCGCCTGATTATCAGGGAGAACAGAATCTCGAAATCGACGGCGAGGTGTATTCCATCTATCGGACATACTTCGCGAAGAATGACATGATCGAGCTTTACGTGGAAAAGAGGCGAGGCGATGAAAGCCGATGAACTGGCCTCTGCCGTCGAGAAGGAGCTGGACGAGTTCTTCGGAATGCTCCCGGAAGACATCGCGAAGGCTCAGAAGACAGCCGCAAAGGCCGCTGTGCGGACTTTAAAGCAGACTTCCCCCGGTGATGGTCAATACCACAAAGGGTGGAAGACGAAAACTACACAGACCAGAACCGGGGCCGAGACGGTCATCTATCAGGGTGATCTTCCCGGCCTCGCTCATTTGCTGGAGTTCGGGCATCCGATTGTGTCGGGCGGTCGGACAGTGGGACAGGCGAGAGCTTTCCCGCACATTAAACCGGCAGAAGAACAGGTCATAGCGGCGTATGAGAAAGAGCTGAGGAAGGTGCTCGAATATGACGGTTAAAGAATTAGGAGATCTGCTCGAAAAAGTCTATCCAACTGCCTACTGGAGCTTTCCCGAAAAGAAGGCTCCTCCTATGCCTTATATCACTTACTTTGAGGATGTCTCGGATAACTTCGCGGCAGACAACAAAGTCTATCACCACATCAAGCAATTCTCCGTCGAGTTATTGACGAAGGACAAAGACCCCGCCGCAGAGGAGGCCGTAGAGGCGGCTTTTGACGCGGCAGATATTTACTGGGAAAAGACCGAGACGCATCTCGACGACGAGGACGCGTATGAGGTCATTTACTCTTTGGAGGTTTAAAACATGCCTAAAGCTAATAAGGTCAATTTTGGCCTGAAAAACGTGCATTATGCGCTGATTACTTATAACGAATCAGACGTTCCCACATGGGGCACTCCGGTGCATGTTCCGGGTGCGGTCAGTGCTTCGCTTTCCCGCGAAGGTTCGGAGACGAACTTCTATGCGGATAACACGAAGTACTGGCTGACTTCCGTGAACAACGGCTACACCGGAACGCTGGAGATGGCAGACTTCCCGGTCGCCATGCGTCAGGCGTTATGGAATCAGACGCTTTCCAGCACCGGGAAGCTTCTGCTTGAATCAAACGACGATAAGCCCGCCGAGTTCGCGCTTATGTTCGAGATCGCGGGCGACCAGAACCCGACCCGCTATTGTTTCCCCCGTTGCATCGCTTCCCGTCCAAACGTGGAATCTTCGACGACCAACGAATCGACGGAACCGCAGACGTCTTCGTGCGACCTGACCGTTCTGCCGGTTATTGACCCGACGGAAAATTCCGCGATGAACGGAAAAACGCTGTACCGTACTACGGCGGAAACCCCGACGGCGACTTATACCGCGTTCTATGACGCAGTCCTGACGTCGTTCACCTAAGACACACAGGGCGGCGTAAAACCCGCCCTTTTCCCTTTATTTGAGGGATTGAGTAACAAAACGATTAAAAGCCCACCACGGGCTAATTGGAGGCCATAGAAGGCAAACGGAGAAGGACAATGATAACAAAGACGGAAACCATCGAAGGAAAAGAATATACATTCGCAAGTTCTGCTTTACTCCCGAAGCTTTACCGGGTGAAGTTCGGGCGGGACATGATCGCGGACGTGACGAAGCTAAAGAAGGTCTACCAGACCGCAGACGGGGACGAGGAGAAAATCATCGAGTCCCTGGACTACGGCACTTTTGAGCGAATCGCGTGGATGATGGCGAAACACGCTGACAAAGACATACCGGAGCTTGACGAATGGCTCATGGGCTTCGACAGCGCTTTCGCAATCTATACAGCCATGCCGACGATCATGGAATTGTGGACGCGGGAGCAGAAGACCACGTCAAAGCCGAGAAAAAAATAAGGGCAACCACCAGAGAGCCGAATGGCGCCATCTTCATGCTGAGATGCGCCCATTTTGGGCTGTCCGACGAGGCTCTGCAAAGCATGACAATGGGCATGGTCTACGACATGCTCACGGAAGAAGCAAACGACCGGGAGGAATACCCGGTCAAAGCTACACAAGACGACATTAAGGCGTTTTTTGGGTGACATGAATGGCAGGAAATAGAATCCGCGGTATCACGATTGAGCTTCAGGGCGACACTTCAGGGCTTACTAAGTCCTTGCAGGATGCCAATAAGGAGATCAAGAACACACAAAACCAACTGAAAGACGTCGAAAAGCTCCTGAAGCTTGACCCGGAGAATGCGGAACTGCTACGGCAGAAAATGCAGTTATTAGGTCAGGCAATAGGTGAGACCGAGGGCAAGCTTGACACTTTAAAACAGGCGCAGGAGACCATGAAAGCTCAGGGGATTGATGAAAATTCTGAGCAGTATATGGCCCTCCAGCGAGAGATCGCGGCGACCGAAGGCGACCTGAAGAAGCTCCAAACAGAAGCGGACAAGATGAACCTTGCCAAAGCTCCGCAGGAAGCCGAAGACGACTACAAGAACCTCCAGACCACGACCGAAAAGGTAACGGAGGCAATGGGGAAACTGAAGACCGCCTCTGAAAAAGTGGCGTCGGCGGCGAAGACCGTCGCGGACAAGACGAAGGTGCTTTCCGGTGCGGGTGCGGCTTTAGCCGGTGGACTTTTAGCGACCGGGAAAGGCGCGATAAGCTCAGCGGACGACCTCGCGACATTATCCGCCCGGACTGGCCTATCGACCGACATGCTCCAGAAGTTCGCGTATGCGTCCGACATGGTGGACGTATCGACGGAAGAGCTTGCCGGGGCTGTCTCGAAGATGAAGAAGCAGATTGACGGCTCCCCGGAGAAGTTCGAGGCGCTTGGCGTTTCTATCAGAAATGCTGACGGGTCTTTCCGGGACATTGAATCCGTCTTCTATGATTCACTCGCGGCCCTCTCCGGGATCGGGAACGAGACGGAGCGCGACCTTGCCGCGATGGACTTATTCGGGAAGTCTGCGGACACCTTGGCGACCATCATCGACGACGGCGGTGCAGGGCTTCAGGAGTACGGATTGAAGGCTCAGGAGATGGGCCTGATTCTGTCAGAAGACACCATAGGCAAATTAACAGCGACAGGAGACCAGATCGACGAATTAAAAGCCCGGACGACGGCGACAATGGTCGAAGTCGGGGCTGAGCTGTTGGAGAACCTTGCCCCTACCATTGAATTGATAGTTGGGAAGATCGGGGAAGTAATCAACTTCATCGGGACGCTGGACTCCGACACGCTGAACACCATCGTGACAATCGGCCTTGTTATTGCGGCGATTTCTCCGCTTGCTGGCATCATCTCAGGGGTGTCGACAGCCGTCGGGGGAGTCTCGACGGCGATCCAGTTCTTGCTGGCAAACCCGGTCGTTGCACTGATTGCCGCAATCGTGGCCCTCGTGACTTTAATAGCCACGAAGGGCGAAGAAATAAAGGCTATTCTCCAGAACGTGGACGACTTCCTCCAGAATATCTTCGCGACCGACTGGACGGAGCAGTTCGGATTCTTGGGGAACGTCCTGAACCTGTTTTCCGGGATATTCAAAGGCATCTGGGACGGCCTTCTCGCCGTTTTACGGGGCGTTATTGACTTTATCCGGGGAATCTTCACGGGAAACTGGCAGGGTGCCTTTGACGGCCTAAAGAACATTGCCAACGGCGTTATCACGACCATTCAGGGCATCTTTAACGCCTTCGACACGTTCCTACAGAAGATTTTCTCGACCGACTTCACGAAATCCTTCGGTAGCTTAGGGAATGTCCTGAACGCCTTCCTCGCAAACGTGAAAAACGTGTGGAACGCCATCCGCTCAGTGTTCAACGGGATTATCACCTTCGTGAAGAACGTTTTCACGGGCAACTGGAAGGGCGCGTGGGAAGGCGTGAAGCAGATTTTCAAGGGCGTTTTTGACGGTCTGATTGCTATTGCAAAGGCTCCGCTCAATATGCTTATCGGCCTCGTAAACCTTCTGATTGACGGGCTTAATTTCCTGATTCGAGGAATCAATAGCATCGGCTTTGACGTGCCCGACTGGGTGCCTGTCATCGGTGGCAAGAGGTTCGGCTTTAACGTGCCGCAGATCGGGAAGCTGGCCTATCTGGCACAGGGCGGCATATTAGAGGCCGGGAACGCGATCGTGGGCGAAAAAGGGCCTGAGCTGTTGACTATGGACGCAGGGCGGGCAATCGTCCAGCCTCTTACAAACAACACGACGAACCACAACCTCGGCGGCGTTAATATCAACGTTTACGGCGCACCGGGGCAGGATATTCACGAATTAGCTGAAGTTTTAATGGACGAGTTCGGGGACATAACCCGGAGACAGGAGGCCGCTTTTGGCTAAGATTCACACCTTGACTTATAACGGGACGAAATCGTCTGACCTTGGCGTTTTCGTCTCCGGTTCCGGGAGCTTTGACGCGGCAGAATTTGACGTTGATAAGTACGAAATCCCCGGAAGGAACGGCGATATTATTCTCTCGAATAACCGCTATAAAAACATTGAGATCACCTACCCGGCATTCATTCCTAAAGCCTTCATGGATAAGGTGCAGAACGTTAGGAACTGGCTGAGATCGTCAAAAGTCTACGCAAGACTGGAGGACACATACGACATGGATCATTACAGACTTGGCATTCCTACGGGAGTGCAGTCGTTCTCCCCGGAGAACAGAAACGACGGGGCAAATTTTGAAATGACCTTCGACTGCAAGCCTCAGCGGTTCCTGAAGGTTGGCGAGACTCCAGAAACCGTAGAGGCCGACGTGCAAACGGAGACCGGGGAGATCGTAACGTTCGAAACCGTAGCGGAATCGCCTATCACCTCCGCGTCCGTCTCCCTCTCCCCTATCCAGTCAGGGAGTGGCGACCCTTCGCCCACAAATATTCGCCCTATCTCCGGGCATACGGGAGCGGAACTGAATATCGGGGCGACCTATCCAACGGCGGTAAACACATACTCCGTCACCTTCTCCGATCAAGGCACAGTATACGGTGGAACGTATGACTTCGTGACCGGGAAGCTGAAGGTGACACAAGCGGGGAAGCTTGGCGCAGATTTTACATGGCAGTATAACGCGACTTACAAAATCGGCTATACATACATGACCGGGAAAAAGCCGGGAAGGACAAACATCATTTCGTCCGCATACAAGACGGTTGACAAACCGTACAGCACAATGCTTAACGGCGAAATATCTGGCGCATTAGACACAGGCGTAAACGTGAAGGACGATAGCACTTCTACCCTTGCAGAGTTTCATGCGGCAGTTGCAAATGTTCAGTTTGTTTATGAACTGGCTACACCACTTGAATACACATTATCCCCTCAACAGCTTACTACTCTACTTGGGCAGAATGTTGTGTGGGGGTCGGGGCTGATAACGCTGACCTATGCGGAGCCGTACAACATCGAGAATCCGACCCTGTTCGACGCCCGTCCGCTCTTCACGGTAACGTACCCGGCAGAGGGAGACGTCATCATGGTGAACGGTCAGGCTATTACATTCGTGGACGGCTACGCCGGGACGGTCTTCATCGACTGCGAGACAATGAACGCCTTCTCAGGCGCGGCGAATCTTAACAGCATCATTCAGGCGACGGACTTCCCGGTATTAGTTCCGGGGACTAACATCATCACATGGACAGGCGCGAACGAGTGCACAATGACGCCCAGATGGTGGGAGCTATGATTCCTATTCTTTCGAGTTCTTACCCGTACACCGGCAACGGCCTCGGCGGTCTGTCTGACTGCATCGAGTACACCGTGACGCACGAGGTGAACGGAGAATATGAGTTTTCCATGAAGTACCCGATCACCGGTGAGCACTTCGACGAGCTGGCGATCAACTATTTTGTGACAGCGATCCCGGACAACCTGACACCGGCTCAGCCATTCAGGATTTACCGCATCACAAAGCCGCTGAATGGCGTGGTCACGGTCTACGCGAGGCATATCTCGTATGACATGAGCGGGGTCGTAGTTGAGCCTTTTTCCGCAGGATCATTAACGGAGGCTGTGACCGTGCTCCCTACAAAGTGCACACCGGCCTCACCGGTCACTATCCAGACGGACAGAACCGTGGAAACCGGCATCACCTTATCAGAACCGAGAACATTGTGGAAGCTCCTTGGCGGACAGGCCGGGAGCTTCTTAGACGTCTACGGTGGAGAATGGGACTTCAACGGCTTAACGGCGACATTAAAGACAAGGCTCGGATCAGACCGTGGCGTGGAGATCAGATACGGCAAGAATATGACCGCGCTGGAGCAGGACGCGACCATAGAATCAACCTATGCGGGGGTGTACCCGTATTGGTACGACGAAGAGAGCGGAACCGTGGTCATTCTCCCGGAAAAATACGTCAACGTCTCCGGGTCATTAGTCACCGGGCGAGTGCTTCTCCTTGACCTTTCCGGGGACTTCGACGACGCGCCGACCGTGGCACAGTTACGGACACGAGCGGAGCAGTACATTGCCGCAAACAGCGTGGGATCGGCAAAGACCTCGTGGAAGGTCTCTTTCCAGTCACTTGAAGAAGAGAACCGCGCCCTCGAATCGGTCATGCTTGGCGATACCCTGAAGGTCAAATACTCGGCCATTGGGGTGGACGCGACTTCCCGCGTGGTCAAGGTTGAGTTTGACGGATTAAAAGAGCGCTACAAGACCGTGACCATCGGCAGGGTGAAACAGAACCTTGCCGCGATCATCGTCGGGAACAATCAGGAGACGCAGGAGAAGATCGACGCCTCCGCGAAGTCGGCCTACGAACGAGCGGTCGACGCGGCGACTGAATCAATCAGGAACGGCGCGGGGACTTTCCGCTTGATTTACAACGGCGACAACCTTCAGGAGATCGTTTCCCTTGACAATGCGGACATCGCCCTCGCGGAGTCCGTCTGGAGATGGAACAACGGCGGCTTCGGTCATTCTGCCGACGGCTACAACGGAACATATACCCTTGCCCTTCTTCCTGACGGGTCAATCAATGCCGCAGTGATAACGACCGGGACACTTAGCGCGAACATCATCCGGGCGGGAATCCTTCAGGACGCGCTCGGTCTTAATTCGTGGAATCTGGAGACCGGGGACTTCACGATAACGAAAGGGACGATTCACATCACGACGGAAAGCGCGAGTAACGACCTGATTGTCTTACGGTTCGGCACCTTAGCGACAACTATTAACCCTGAAGAGTTTGTGGCGGAGGATAACCAACTATTGACCGGAACGTTTATGACAGCCGAAGGAATCAGGGTTTTTCAGGAGTATGACCCCGGCTATACCGAAAGAGTCGGGGCAGAGCTTGTTCATGACGGCTTGCAGTTATACAACGACGACTCGATTCCATTGTTGACGTGCAAGCTTGACGCGGAAACCGGCCTCGTCTTCTACAACACGAACGGGACGGTCGCCGCAGAGTACCCGTCACGCTACAAGAGTAGGGAGAGCTTCGGCACGATAACGCCATACAGTTCGCGGGGAACCGTGGACAGCGGCGGTTTTTACCGCGTCGGGAGCCAGTGCAACATCAATTTCCTATTCACAGCATCTTATGCTGCAACAAACACGCCGAGGATTACCGGGATGAGCGCAGTGCCGCAGATGATTTCACCGCTTCAGGCGATAGACCTGTCAACACATGAGCCAGTTGGGTGCTACGTAAACACTGCCGGGAACATCTACTTGAAAACGACGGTTAGCGGGCATCAATACGCTATCGGCGGCACGTTCATCATCTAAGGAGGCGGGAATGGAAAACATCACATTAGGGGACATCCAGACATGGCTCGGCTTTTTGGTCTCGCTTGGCGTCTCCGTGGGGGCAATCGTGCATTTCATGAAAAAGGCATTCAAGAAGGTTCTCAAACCGCTTGAAGACAAGATCGACGCGTTCGGAACGGACAACGCGAAAAACTACCTCGTGCCGTTTCTGTCAAAAGTGGAGCGCGGAGAACCTATCGACGAGATAGAGCTTGAACGGTTCCATGAGGAATATGAGTTTTATCTGAACCACGGCGGCAACTCTTACGTGAAGTCACGCGTTGAGAAGCTTAGGAAGGAAGGGAAGCTATGATAAGAAGAGGCACGACACCGACCATCAAAAGGACGTACCCGGAAGACCTGACCGGAGCGACCGCAACCTTCTGTTTCTGGCAGGACGTAGAAAACCCGCTCACCCTGACGCCTGAGATCGAGGCGACGGAAAACGGGTGCATTTTGTCAGCAACACTGACGCAGGAGCAGACCCTTTCCTTTGAGCCGGGGGCGTTGTACTTCCAGATTCGCGCAGTGAAAAACGACGAAGCGGTCGCCAGTAAAGTCTGGCGGTATTTTGTCGCGGACGTAAAACCGGACGGGGAGATCGCAGAGGCCCTTTCCGTGACTCCCGGCGCAATCACGCCAGACCCGGACGCTACCATAGACGATCCGTATGAAAACATCTGAGGAGGCACTTATGAAATTTTCAGACAAAACTTTCGACCTTATCCGCTTTTTGTGCGAGGTATTAGTCCCGGCAATCGGGGCGCTTTACTTCGGCCTTTCGAAAATCTGGGGCCTTCCCTATGGCCCTGAAGTCACCGGAACGTGCGCTTGCATCGCGACATTCCTCGGCGCTTTGGTCGGCATAAGTCGGGCAGAGTACAATAAGGACGACGAAGAGGTGAAGGGATGACTGTCTTAATAGGCTCAGCGAGAATAAACGAGAACGGAGCACTGGAAGGCGGGAATCCAGGGGATCAGACCGGGAAAGAGGTTTGCACGGAAAAGTGGTATTTACATTCCAAAGGCTGGACGGTAATCCGTGCGAAAGACCCGAAAACAAGGCTTTTGCTCGCGAAGAACATGCAAGCGGCTTGTGATAACGACTATATCGGCTATTCCTATTGGGATCACTGCTTATCATTGACGGAAGCGGTGAAAAAGCTGAATTATGACTGCTCACGGGTGAAGACTCCGGTCGAGACCAACTGCGCGAAGCTTGTCCGGGTGTGCGCCTTATACGCGGGAATCAACGTTGCGGACTTCTACACCGGGGACGAAGTGGAAAAATTCAAGGCGACCGGGAAGGTTGACATTCTGACCGCCGAGAAGTATTGTAAAAGACCGGACTTCCTCGAAACCGGCGATATATTGGTCACGAGTCAAAAGGGACACACTGCAATAGTATTGACGGACGGCGAGAAGGTCATGGGCCAGCCCTACAAGGTCTCACATTGCCTCGCCTGTCATCTCCGGGCAGGAGGAACGGCAAAGGACGCGCACATCGCATACATGCATCCGGGCGATATAGTCTCCTTAAAAGGTTGGAGCACGACCGGATGGGGCTATGTTGTGACGCCTGACTGGAAGATCGGCTATATTTCCCCGAAGTATCTGGAGCCGGTTTACAAGGTCAAGACCACGGCGAAGTGCTGGCTTCGTAATGGAGCAGGGACGCACAACAGCGGCCTTGTGGTCATCCCGAAGGGCACGACGCTGGCCTACAAGGGCGGCTTTGATGAAGTCACCGGGACGACGTGGTATAATCTGAATTATGGCGGCTTTTCGGGCTTCACTTCGGGGAAATGCCTGAAGATGCTTTGAGGCTGAGTTTCCACGAAGTTTCCACGCGGGGAACGGATTCCCGCATGAATAAAGGCAAAGCGGCAAATAATAGGCGGGTTCGATTCCCGTCATCCGCTTATTTTTGTGCACATGAAGAAAACCGCATGGGTAGGCTGAAAATGGCTTACCTATGCGGTTCTTTTTGTTTTTCGGTGCCTTTTCGAATCCGCAATTCTGCGGCTTGAATCCGCAAATCTGCGGCTTAGAGTTTCCACGAAGTTTCCACGAAATTACCCGTTTCGCTTTATGTGGATATTCTTCGAGATATATCGGACTATTTTCTTTTCGTCCTTCCGTTTAACGTCCGCGATTTCCCGGTCATAGTGTTGATCGAGCATTCTGTCTGTTTTCCATCCGTGCACGGCTTTTGCAGTCGACCGGGCCACCTTTATTTCTGACAGCATAGCGGAGGCGGAGAAGGAGCGGAGGTCGTGGAACCGGAACGGATGCACACCGGATTTTTTCACGGCGCGGGCGAAGCGGTTCGTGATACAGTCCGGGGAGCATTTGATTATTTTTCCATCATCTGGCAGGAGGTCAAGCATTTCCTTCGGAAGCTGGACTTCTCGCCTCGACTTCTGCGTTTTGGGCGCTTTTACAATCCATTCCCCGGAGGAGTTTTTTACCGTGTCCTTCGTGATCCTGACCGTCAGGCCGTCTATATCGTCGCGGGTGAGTGCGCAAATCTCGCCTCTTCTGAGTCCTAAACATGCGAAACAGGCGGCAAGGTGTGTCTCTTCGTCCAGAAGGTCAAGGACGGCGTTCACTTCGTCAGCTGTTGGCGTGTATAATTGCTTCGCTTCTTCGTCGCTGAGTCTGATCCTGAGTTTTCGATCATAACCGGCGAAATTAAGAGAAGCGGTCAGGAAGCCCAGATGGTTCCGTTTGGTCTTTTTCGTCGTGTCCATCCGGTTCAGCCAGTCCTGCACCTTCGCGGAAGTCAGCTTCCCCAGCCTTACGCCGCCGATTATATCATCTTTGATCTTACTGTTGAAAGTTCCCTCATATCCGCGAAGCGTGGCCGGGGATATTTCACTCCCTCGGAAATGCAAATATCTAAAACATGCGGCCTCGACCGTGACTTGCGTCCAGTCGGTGTTAGAGAGCATAGCACCGCGCCGCTCAGCTTCCGACCGTGTGGGAGCTGTGTCGGAGATCCACTTCTTTTTTCCGTTCACCTTCCCGATATAGATCTTCACTCTATAATTGCCTGACGGTAGTCTTTCGGCCTTCATTGCCGTTTTTCTCCCTTCGTTGATAAATTGCCCGCCTCATCGTTTAAAATCGAATTACGGGGCAAATAGCGGCCTTCTCGCGCGTGTTTTAGTTCTGCTTTGGCTATCACTTCGACGTGCCTCTTCCCTCTCTCGTCCAACTGCTCAAAAATAAGCTTTATTTCCTCACCATTCATGCCTTGACTCAACCACCTTTCCCAGAATCCGCAAATCCTCCGCTTCCTGCCCGGTGTACACGAACGGAGCAAAGGCGGCATTGAACGGAACGAGCATCACCGACCCGTGCGATCTTTTTAAGACTTTGCACGTCGCCTCCCCGTCAATCTCCGCAATCACCAGATCACCGTCTTCCGCGCTTTCCTGTTTCTTAACGAGTACTATGTCTCCGTCCATGATCCGGGGACTCATCGAATCCCCTTTGACCTTCAGGGCGAAGCATTCCTTGTCCGTCCATATACTCCCGATAATATCCTCCTGCGCGGATATAGGGACCCCGGCGGCGACCTTCCCCAGAACAGAGACCTCGTGAATCTTCGGCGGCTTTTCCGTCTGGGCCTCTTTTGTCTTTGGCGCTGGCACATCATCCTCTCCGAAAAGGTAGGAGGCAGAGACACCGAGCGCCTTTGCTATTTTTGCCGTCTTTTCAGCATTTGGGCGGTATTTTCCGTTATACCACGAGGAGAGCTGACCGTCAGAAAAACCGGTCGCCTTAACGAGATCGGCTTGTTTATACCCTCTCTCTGCCATTGTTTGTCTGAGTCTTAAAACGAAAATATCCATGACGCACCTCCTCTGTTTTCTTAACTATAGCACGGCGCCATTTGTAAATCAAAAATATTTTTTTAAAAAATGCAAAAAAGTGCTTGACCTCTGCTTTCAGAGGTGCTATATTTAAAGAGCCTCAGATAACAGAGGCAAGAAATTCTAAGAGGAGACAGAAAAATGACAACCGAACAGATGAAGAAGAACTTCCAGAAAACAATCGGAGCGATCCGCAAAGAAAGAAACGACAGCTTCCCGAAGGCCATGATGACCGGACAGCAGATGGCAAAGAACACGGCGACGGTCAACTGCGGCGGAGAATGGAAAAGCGCAGAAAAGAGCCTCGAAATCGCGAAGTCAACAGCAACAGATCCTCGCTTCCTTGTGTTCCTTGCCGAGTGTGACGCAAAAGCGAAAATCGAGCCGAATCCGTTCGGCGGTTATCAAATCAGGATTTACTATTAAGGAGGCCGCCATGAGCTACAGAGACTTGGTAGAGAGGGAAAGAAGAGAATACATCGGCAGGGACGTGATTTACAAAGGAGAGCCGCACAAGATCGTGGACGTCGACTGGAACGGCGCCATCTTGATTGACCTGAAGGCACAGTTCACAGACACGACAGCGCTTTACCGCTTCGACAAAGACCTGACAATTTTATAAAACACCTTCCCGGCCCGGGGGATAATCCGGGCGCCCCGGTGGCGGAATAGGTAGACGCACGGCGAGGTTGATCTCTTCGACATAGAGCAGCCGCACTAAATAGCAGTCGCAACAGCAATAGTCGATAAGCTGTTCTGCAATGTGCAAATCATTGCCCGGGGCATGAGAAATGAAATACTAGCAAGCCCGTGAACAGTTCACAGGGGGTAAGGTGAAGAAGTCCGTGACCGAAAGGAACGGAAGATAACCTAAGCGAAAGGAGTTCACTGTAATCCGAGCTTTGGATGGACGGGTAGCGAGTGCTCCCTGAAAACTCGCAGGTCATGAGAGTGGTCGGGGGCACATCGGAACGTAGCTCATTGGGAGAGCACCCACAGGGGTGGGCGACTGGTAATAGGGCACTTTTGAGCAAGGGAGCCTTGACTCTGTAGGAGCGGTCTTGACAAAAGAAATGGCGGAATAACAGCTAAGCAGGTTCGATTCCTGCCGTTCCGATTATGCGCATGAGATAAGAAACCCGGATAAACGCAGAGAGAGGGAGGAGGAAGCATGGAACGACTCAAACTGAGAGGCCGTATCGTTGAGAAATACCAGACGAACAGGGCCTTCGCTGAGAAGATCGGGATCACGCCTATGACCGTGACGAACGTCCTGCGAGGCAAGACGACACCAACAAGCAGGATGCTCGCCGTATGGTGTGCGGCGCTGGATATAAACCCGGAGGAAAGCGGCATTTTTTTTACCGCAAAACCTCTGAAAACGGAGGAATAACGATGAGCAAAGAAACAAAGCGGTCAATCATCTACATCACAGCGGGGATCATCGCGGCCCTGTCACTCATTACCGGCTTCTGTTGCGCCATGTGTGTGGTGCATGGAAATATCCGGGCACTCATTCCCGGCGCGGTCTGCCTCGTGCTGTTGAGCGTATGCGGTGAGCTGATGGACGCGATGGACAGACGGTAAAAGGAACAGTCAAGGCAATCAGGGCGGCACTGGCGTATAGCGGGCAGACGCAAGAAGATCTGGCCTGTGCGGTGGGGGTCTCGCCTGATACTTTGACACGAAGGATGAAACGCCCGAAGGATTTCAGGCTCGGAGAGCTGGAGAAGATAGAAAGGGCGATCAAGTACACCAGATTCTTGGAGGAGAAGGTATGAAAGGGTATAAGGGGTTTTCTCCCGGCATGGTCTGCCGCGGAAAACAGTATGCGGAAAACACAGAGTTCGAAGAGGAAAAGGCAACAATATGTCAGGATGGAATGCACTTTTGCGAAAGTCCGTTAGATGTCTTCCGTTTTTATGCACCCACGGACGAACACGGGAATCTTAACGAGTTCGCAGAGGTCGAAGCAGAAGACGCAAAGACAGATGACGGCATCAAGTTCGTTACGAAAAAGCTGAAAATCGGCGCGAAGCTGTCTCTTTCGGAGTTTGTGAATGCCGGTGTTGAGTTTCTCCTTGAAAAGCAGGAAGGGACACCGGCAACGAACACCGGGTACAGGTCTGCGGCAACGAACACCGGGGACTGCTCAGCGGCAACGAACACCGGGAACTGCTCAGCGGCAACGAACACCGGGTACAGGTCTGCGGCAACGA